AGTATACAGACTTAGTACTGGTACTTATATGTCTGGCTCAGCAATAGAGATTTTAGATTCTCCGAATACGACTGCTAGTATTGACTATAAAATAAGAGTAAAAGTAGATAATGCTTCTTTGACTATGACTTATGGACATGACGCAAGTCAAGCTAGTATGAGTTCTTTAACCGTTATGGAAATAGGAGCATAAATGACAGACAAACTTAAAGTAAATTTAATAGCAGCTATAAAATCATTAGATCCAAGTGCAGAAGTAGCTGTACATAATGAAAATATAGATACTATTGAATGGCACAATGGAACAACAGAAATAGCTAAAGCAGATATTTTAGCAGAACAAAAAAGATTACAAGATATAGAGGACGCAAAATAAATGACCTTTGGCGCTGCATCATTCGGTGAGCGTGCCTTTTCCGAGGACGTCGATCAAAATGCCGTAGTAGCGGTAACCGGACAACAATTAACTTCTAGTTTAGGAACAGTTACAGTAACAGCTGGTGTATTAGTACAACCAACTGGTTTATCTTTTTCTGCTAACGTTGGAACTGTAACCGTTGTAACTGAAATTATAGTAGCACCTACAGGTTTAGGCGCTACAATGTCTGTTGGAGATGTTGTTGTAACAGCTGGTGTATTAGTTCTACCTACAGGTTTACAAATTACATCATCATTAGGCACTGTCACTGTAAGTGGTTCTGCTCTTGTAGAACCAACTGGTGTTGTTTCAACATTTGGTGTAGGAGATCCTACAGTATCAGGTTCTGCTTTAGTTGCACCAACAGGTGTGTCCTCGACATTTGCTGTTGGAAGTGTTACATTGGAGTCAAGATATTTTCCTGCTGGTGTGCAGGCAACATTTGGTTTAGGAACGGTTACTGTAGCAGCTTCTGCTCTTGTAATTCCAACAGGTGTTAGCATTGCAGCACAAGTAGGAGATCCAAAACTAACAATCTGGAATGGTGTAGACGATTCTAGTGGTAATTCATGGACTGTCGTTCCAACAGGATAAGGAGATAATATGGCTGATTCGACAATATTAAATTTAGACCTCCAGACCACTGGAGCAAACGCTGGTACATGGGGATCTAAAACAAACGATAACTTAGAAAAAATAGAAAATGCAATCAAAGGATATGCAAGTGTTTCTATTACAGGTACATCACAAGCATTAACTGTTGCTAGTGGTGGCACAGGAGATCAACAAAGTAGAGCAGTTCTTAATTTGACAGGCACACTTTCAGGTTCTACTGCACTTACATGTGAAGCAAATCCTAACTGGTACATAATAAAAGATGCCACAACAAGAGCTGGACACGCGTTGACATTTGGACCATCAGGTGGTTCTGCTGTTACACTTACATCTGGTGCAATACATTTAATCTATACTGACGGATCATCAGCATTTCAAATACCAGAAAATTTAGCTAACATGGCACTATCAGGTACACTTACTGTTACAGGTGATGTATCTTTTGATGGTGGTTCTTTTACTTTTAACCAGTCAGGTGCAGCGGTAGATGCTAGATTTGAAGGTGATACAGATCAAAATTTAATTATAACTGATGGCAGCACAGATCGTGTTGGTATGGGTATTGCAGCACCAAACGGAAAATTACATGTAAGACAAGCTTCGGCTACAGGTGCGCAACCTGTTATAGAGCTAGAACAATTAGATCAAGACTATGCATTTACAAACTATGTAGGTACGTCAGCTTCTGATGCATCTAAAAGTATATCTTCTTCTACAGCAACAGCAGGGAGTAAAGTTGGTGCTATAAGAATAAGGGTAAATGGTACAGAACGTTGGATAAGAATTTACGATAACGCAATATAGGAGCTTGAATGACGCTTATAAAAATTCAAGTAGCGCCAGGTATAGATAAACAAAACACCGAATACGGTGCTGAAGGGCGTTGGATAGATTGTGATAACGTTCGCTTTAGATATGGTCTACCAGAAAAAATAGGTGGTTGGGTAAAAACAACTACAGAAGCACTTGTTGGCGCAGCACGTGGTATTATAAATTGGTTTTCTCTTGATGGCGATCAATATTTAATCACTGGTACTAATAAAAAATTATATGTTTATCAAAATCAAGCTTTTCATGACATTACTCCAATACGTGTAAGTGGTGCATCTATTACAGAATTTACTACCGCTTCAGGATCTACAACAGTTACAGTTACAGATGCCACACACGGCGCAATAGAAGGTGACTTTGTTACTATATCTAGTGTATCCGGTACAGCTAATGGTATCACTGCTAGTAATTTAGAGGGTGAATTTGAAATACAATCAGTCACCGATACAGATAATTATGTAATCACTGCCAAAGCAGCAGCTTCTGGTTCTGGTGCTAGTGGTAGAACAGGCACAGCAGAATATCAAATAAATACTAATCCTGCTTTTTCTATTCAAGGTTATGGATGGGGTGCAGGCACATGGGGATTATCGACTTGGAACACTACACGTGCAGGTCTTGCAGCACCTGATTCTGTACAACTTGATTCTGGTAAATGGTCATTGGATAACTGGGGTGAAGATGTGTTATGTCAACAATTAAATGGCAGTTTATATTATTGGGACACGTCAGCTAGTACGTCAACAGTTCAACGTGCAAATAGAACAGCAGTTTCTGGTGCTCCTACATCTAGTAGATTTGTACTAGTTTCTGGTACAGATAGACACGTTATTTGTTTTGGAACAGAAACAACAATAGGCACAGCATCTACAAGAGATGATATGTTTCTTCGTTGGTCTGATCAAGAAGACCCTGCAACATGGACACCCACTGCAACAAACACAGCTGGGTCACAAAGACTTACAGACGGATCAAAACTTGTAACAGCAAAACGTTCACGTGGTGCTGTACTTGTGTGGTCAGATACTGCATTGTATCAAATGCAATTGATTGGTGCACCGTTTGTATTTGGTTTTCAACAACTAGGTTCTGCTTGTGGTTGCATAGGACAACACGCAGCTGTAGAATCTAATGGTAGATCATTTTGGATGGGTAATGATTCATTCTTTTTATTTGATGGTTCAGTACAAAAAATACCTTGTAGTGTAGAAGATTATGTATTTACAGATATAGACGAAGCATCACAAAAAGATACTTTTGCTGGTCTTAACACAGAGTTTAATGAAGTAACATGGTTTTATCCTTCTAGTGGTTCTAATATTATAAATAGATCTGTTACATACAATTATTTAGAAAATGTATGGTATGTTGGCACATTAGCAAGATCTTCTTGGTCTGATAAAGGTGTGTATAATTTTCCACAAGCAATAGAGTTTGATAACACAGACACAACATCTACAATTAGCACAATTACAGGATTAACTGCTGGTAGAAGTTTTTTATACAGTCATGAAAATGGTAATGATGCCGATGGCACAGCATTGTCATCATCAATTACATCTGGTGATTTTGTGTTACCGCAAGCAGGTGAAAGACTTATGTCAATAAAAAGATTTATACCTGATTTTAAAAATCAAAATGGTGATGTCAATGTAGAATTAAATTTTAAATTGTATCCGAGTTCCACAGCTACAACAAATGGGCCATTTACAGTATCGCCTACAACAACAAAAATAGATACACGTGCGCGTGGCAGACAAGCATCTTTAAAAATAACAAGTTCTGCAATAGATACTAAATGGAGATATGGCACATATAGAGCAGACGTACAACCAGACGGAATGAGATAATGGCACAAATAAACATACCTAGACTACCGCAAGCACCACAGGAATATAGTAAAGGTCAAATAGATCAAATGATACAATCTTTAGATTTATTGATACAGTTATTAAATAGTTCATATACACCAGAAACACTTAGAGAGGATGACGAGGCTTTTGCCTGGTTTTTAAATTAATGGCTAATACATACAAACGAGTAATATCTGCATTGACTAGCACAGGGGACAACACAGTATATACTTGCCCTACAGCTACAACCACCATAGTAAAGACAGTGAAAGTGTTTAACGCTAGTGGTGGAGCTACAAACGTGACTATGAAAGTAAATGCTATATCAATAGATAACGAGTCTAGTTTGGCTAATAATGGCACAAAAACCTTTGTTTCTGGATCTGATGTATTAGAAGCAGGAGACTTACTTAAAATTAATACAAGTGCACAACCAGTCAATGTGTACGTAACATTTTTAGAAATATCATAATGATTGAAATACAACAAAATACTTGCTATAAGGAGAGATTATGCCTATAAATGATGACGGAGTAGTAGAGTACGTCGAGATCAACGGAGAACAGGTACCAAAGATTGTTGTTCCGGCAGAAATAACTATTACCAATACTGTAACAGGAAAGGAATATGGTTCAGCTAAAGAAGCTGATGATGATGTTGCTGATCCTGCAACTGACACTAAGGCAGAACACATTAGACAAGATGTTGTTATTAGTGCAGCAATTCACAAAATATTAGAAGGTAAAGCAGGAGACGTATAGTGTCAATAAGAAACATACGAAGAGTAAGAAATCAAGCACAACGAGCTGATCAAGCTACTACTCCTTTTGGTGTGATGAATAGACCTAGCATGCCTTTTGATGATAGTAACAGAGAAAATTATATTATGCGCTCAAGCAGAGGTTTACCGACTTTGTTTGACAGAGCACAAGATGTTGCACCAATACAAATATTTCCTCCCAATCCAAATCCAAATATTATAGTAGATTACGAAAAAGGTAAAGGTGGTAGAGATTCATCTATGTTACCTAATTTTATGGCACCAATAGAACCAGTTATGGAAATAACACCTGGGGCTGTAGATATGATGCCATCACCCGTAGATCCTTTACCTGAAGATTCACTCGGTGATAGATTAAGAGATTTATTAGACATGGACCCAACAGATACTCCACAAGGAAATGTGTTTATGGCAGGATTACTTGGACCAGGAAGTGGTCTTGGTGATCCAACAGGAGAAGGTGGTATAATACAAAAGCTTGGTGAATTTTTTGGTCTCATAGATCCAATAGATCCAGAAAATGATTTTTTAAATACGCCTCCTGGTTTACCTCCTAGTGACGGTTTTAAACCATATGATCCAAATGATCCTAACATGTTTATGTTACCTGACGGTATGGAACTTGATGATATGCCCATGGAAGATATTTTAGAAATGATGCAAGGTGAAAAATTAGAAGCCAGTGCAGACACTTATTCTTTACCAAATTTATTACAGATGATTCAAGATGCAAGAGATTCAGGCAATGAAGATGAATTACAATTATTAATTAACGACTTGGAAATGATGTATCCAGGAGCAACAACAACAATTTAATATGGGATTTTTTGATAAAGCAATAAAGAATATAGTTAAAAAAGCAAAGCCAATATTACCTGTTGCAGCGATGTTTGCTGCACCATATCTTGCACCAAAACTAGGTGCATTTTTAGGAGCTGGTGGCAAAGGTGCAGGTCTAGGTAGTTTGCTTAGTGGTTATGGTTCAAAGTTTGGTGCAATGCCAATGTTACTCAAAGCACCAGTTAGCTCTGGTTTAACAAGTTATGGTATAGCGAAACTTATGGGTCAAAAAAATCCTGAACGTGCAGCTTTATATTCTGCATTAACAGCTTTGCCGTTTTCTTTTATGAAAGCAAACGCAATGGCTAATCAACTAGGTGGTGATGTAAGCGCAATGGATTTATTGACGGCACCAGGTGGACAACCAATTACACAAACAGTGCCACGATTTAGAACAAACGTTGAAGGTTTACCTTTAAACGTAATGCCAAAAACACAAATGGTTGGTGAAACTACAAGAACATTATCACCAGGCATGAAGTTGTCAGATTTATTTAGAACACAACAAGCAGGCAAAACTTTTTTAGGTACCGATTTACCAGCAGGATCTTTCGATCTTAAATCTGGTATACCTTTACTTGCAGGCACGCTTGGTGGCATGCCAACAGATGCACAAGCAGAAGAAATGCAAATGGAAAGAGAGAAAAGACGTATGAGACAAATGTATGACATGATGCAAAATCCTTATTATAGTTACGTGCCTGATAAATTTGAATTTACACCTTATGAAACAGGCGGCGAGGTCAGTGGCCCAGGTGGTCCAAAGGATGATGCAATAAATGCAAAATTAAGTGATGGAGAGTTTGTTATGACAGCAAAGGCTGTTGAAAACTTTGGTAATGGTAGTAGGATGGAGGGTGCAAAGAAAATGTATAAAATGATGAACTCTCTCGATCCTGAGTCTGAAAAACCTTCGGAAGCCATGGTATAAATGGATTGGAGATTTTTCGAAGAGAAAGATCTTCATTGGATTCAAAAAGTAAGCAAAGACTTTTTACAAGAATCTCACTGGGGGAATGAAGTGGAGATAAACGAAGAAAAAGTTAAAAACTATTTCTTCGCAGCAATGAACAAACCAAATATGTTTGGTATTATTGCTACAAAAAAGGAAGAACCAATAGGTTTCATGATAGGATGCATATTGGAGTTTCCTTACAGTAAAGATACTTTTAGTAGACAATTGGAACTATACGTGGTTCCAGAGGAGAGAGGTAAAATGACTGGTATACAATTAATGAAAAAGTTTGTAGATTGGTCAGAGATGAATAAAGTAAAAGAGGTAATATTAAGTGTCTCTGAACAAATAGGTAGCTTTGATAAAGTTGCAAAACGTTTAGGGATGAAAAAAATTGGAACAAATTATAGGAGAGTATTTTGAGTATACCAGGATTAGGCGACGGTAGCGATCCATCAGGAACCCAGTTTCAAACGACGTTTCAACGTGAAGCACCACAGATTGAGGCACGTAAGTTACAGCTTATGGACACAGCGTCAGGATTTGCAAAGGATCCTGTTGACATACCTGTACAAGAAGTTGTTGATTTTACTAATCTACAAACAGAAGCTTTTAATCGTACAGCTGGTGGTCTTGGTTCTTTTGAACCATTTATAAACGCGGCAACTCAAAACTTACTTGGTAGTACAGCAGCTTATGATCCTATGTCATATCAAGCTTTTATGAATCCATTTCAAAATGAAGTTATTTCAGGTATAGAAGATCAATTTGCAAAACTACAAAATCAAACTAATTTACAAGCATCAAAAGCTGGTGCTTTTGGTGGTGCTAGACAAGGTGTACAAAGTGCAGAATTAGGTAGACAACAAGCACAAGCTGTTGGCCAAGCACAAGCACAAAATTTTCAACAAGCACAACAAATGGCACAACAGAATTTTCAAAGTCAAATGCAAAGAATGGCTCAAGCATCACAAGGTCTTGGAGCACTCGGCGCACAAAAACAAGCATTGCAACAGGGGGATATTGCATCTGCTATGTCAGCTGGTTCAGTACAGCAGCAACGTCAACAACAAATACAAGACGCACAATATCGTGAAAACATACAACAGCTCTATGAGCCGTTTCAACGTCTTGGTTTTGTTAGTGATATTTATCAAGGCATGCCATCTAGTGGTATGGCTACAACTATGGGCACTTCACCAACGGTCAACCCATTAGCACAAGCTGTAGGTACTGGTATTCAAGGATTGGCTGCATACGAAGCGTTAAAGAATTAAGATCTCATGGTTAGTGCAATACTAAGACCTTTGTTTCAAAGAACAGCCAGAGGTTTCAACACACCACAAGGTAGAATGTTTACACTCGGCATGATGCCTCCAATGATTGACTCTATTACAGATCAAAGTGGTCTTACTCCTGCAGATTTTGACACTGATGTAACAGAGGATATAAGCACAGAAATAAATGTAACATCGAAAGATCCTGAACCGAAAGGACCTGTGGATGGACCTACGGTTTCTGCTCAAGAACAATCAGCAGAAGAAGAAATAGTTAATGAACAATCCCTTACAACAAACGAGGGAGCTGGTACAGAAACAGATAATTTTGCATCAAATGAAGTGCAAAACGATCCTGTAATAGCAGACTATATAGACAATGATAGTGTCAAAAGAATAAATACTTACAAAGATGTTATAAAACAATTTATAGGAGATTCTTCCGGTGACAAATTACAGAAGGTTGCACTACTAATGCAAATAGGATCTTCCTTAATGTCAGGTAGAACAAATCAACCAGGTCTTAGAGGATTCTTTGATGTGGTAGGACAAACAGGACAACAAACTGCACCACTGTTATTTGAAATGGGTGTGCAAAAAGCAAAAGCTGATCGTGAGATAGGAGCTGCTGCATTAGATTTATACTTTGAACAAATGGAAGACATGTCAGATAGAAGTGGTCCGTACGTCATGGTATATCAAAATTACAAAACAGAAGATGATGGTAGTTTGTCTTTGGATGCAAAAGGTCAACCAATTAAATTAGAAAAACCACTCAAAGTATTGACAGTGAAAAGAACAAGTCCAGAAGAAAGTAAATTTTATGGATTCAATCAAGCGTATGGTTTTGATGTATTTAGTTTTGTTGAAGCTGGTGAGGGTCAAGATGCATTTGGATTAAACTATGCTGATCAAGTAAATGTAAAAGGTGATGCAGCTTCTGATGCTCAAATAGGATATGCAACATACGTTAAACGTGGATTAATACCATTAGCAAAAGAAATTATACCATTAATTATTGAACGACCAGATCTAATTGGTGCATCAGGTGAGCTAGGAAAAATAGTAGGACCAGTTGCACAAGTATTTGAAGAATTTACAGGACAAGTAATTGCAGGTGATTTTGATTCACCAGATCCTACGGGTTCAGGATTTGCTGTTCGTGAAACAGCAAACGGCACTATGAATATAGGTGGTGTAGAAGTACCCGTATTTATTGATAGAGAAAACAAATATGGTGGTAATGGATTAACACAAGATAAGCATGGAACAGCTTTAGGTGGTGATGATTATGGTGTAGATGCTAACGGACAACCAGCAAGAGCTTACGTTGTTGCAGATACATTTACAAAAATTTTACAGTCTGGTGGTGAACGATCTGTACTAGAAACATTTGAAACAACATTAGGATTAATGTTGGCAAGAGACAGACAGCCAACTGGTCGTATGTTGGCAGACGTTTTACGTAGATCATTTGAAGATGTAAGATTAACAGGTATTGGTGGTCGTACAACAGACAAAGCAATTATACAAAACTATGTAAGAATATATAATCAACTATATAACAACATGTCTGGAGCGTATACACTTGCTGGTTATGACAAAGAAAAACAACCAGAGTTTTTTACAATAGAAGGTTCTAAAAAATTGGAAAATGCATATTACAATTGGCTATCTAATAATCCAGAAGAACGAGCACTTAATCTTGATATATCAGGTGGTATGGGATACGCAGATTGGATGAAAAGTTTTGAAGGTAATATACAAGTAGATCACAACGAAAATATGAAACAAAGTGACACGACTTACGAAAGCATACTAAATAAATACGGATTAAATTAATGGTAGACGTAACAACAAAACAGTTTGAAAAAGCAGCATCAGAGTTAAATGCAAAAGATAAAAAGTTTGTAAGTAAAACTGAAGGTGGTGTGCCACAAACAAAAGCAGAGGAAATAATTGCAAAGAATACTGGACAAATTTTTGAACCTATTGCAGAAGCTGCTTCAGCACCTTTTCAATTATTAGGTAATTTACTTGTACCAGGTAGCCCTTTTGGAAAAGATAATCCTTTTATATCAGATCAAGCAACGCGTGATGCAAGAGCCTTAGAATTACAAAACCTAAAAACATACAGAGAAAAAAGAGATACTGTTAGAGACAACGTAGTTAATATAATCGCAAGAGCAAAAGAAAAATATCCTAATATGAATCAACAACAAGCAGCTGAACTTGATGCTGACATACAAGCTTACATTAGATCCATGGGCTTATCACAAAAAGATTTTACAACTATAACACCAAGCACTTTGCTTATGGAAGATGAGTTTGGCTTATACACATCTACGCCAAATCCTTATCCTGTTTTAGAAGCTGGACAAGAAATGGTTGCAGGCACAATTGGTATGTTAAAAGGATTTAAAGCAGGACCAGTTTTATTAGATGCGTTTAATAATCCTTACAGATACGGAACAAAAGGGTTAGCCTCTAGATTTATGGCTGGTATGGCACGTGGTGGTAAGGTGCCTGGACCATGGTGGGCAAAAGCATTAGGTACAATTATTGGTGGTGCTGCAGGTGTAGGTATAGCTGATTATGGATATGAAGTTCAATTAGATATAATGAACAAAGCTGGCACAGCGAAAAAGTTTTTGAAAAATAGTGACAATCAAATGTTGGAGTTGATGTCAAATGCAATACCTGAAAGATTAACATTTGGTCCTGAAGGTATTAATCGTCCTGATCAAGTCACAAGAATAAAAGGAGCACTGAAAGATGCAGCGATTGATGGTGCAATATCTAGTGTTTTCTTTGGAGCAAGACCTGCATATTATGCAACAAGAAGATTTATCGGTGGTAATGTATTTGGTATGTTTAAACCAAGAGCAGGATCTAGAGTTCCTGCTGGTAAAGAAGTTTTGGATGCAGAACAAAGATTATATCAATCCGGTAAATTTTCTAGCATGTTACAAGAAGATCCATTAACAAAAGAATTTGTAGAAACATCCATAGGTGGTCGTACACAAGACATAAAATTAAATATACCTATCATAGGTAATTTAATGACAAGATTAATAAGAAGTCCTGTATTTAATTTTTTAAGCCCAGCAGAACTAAAAACACCATTAAAACAAATTGGTGATTTATTACCACAAACTCAAAAAATGGTGGGCACAGACGTTCAAAGATCAGACGTTGGTTCTCCTATGCTTTCAGGTTTTATGAAACTTCTTGGTCGTGCACCAGTTATAGGCACAAGAATATATAGAAACAAAGCAGATCAAATGAATGCTTACATGGATCTTGGTGGTAGCATAATACAAAAATTAACTTTTGCTCCCATACTAAACGTTAGTGAACATGGTGCAAGAATTGCGGGATTGGGTAGTGCAGCAGCAAGAGGATTTAGAGATGCAGCAGCAGAAAAACAACAATTACTTTTGGAAGCAGCAAGAAAATACGGTGCTGTTGTAGATGATTCTACATTAGTTAATGAAGCAAAAAGAATATATCAAAAAGCTTTAGCACAAAGACAAATAGTGCCAACGGATGAAGGAACAGCTACTATTGGTAAAGACGTTCCTGAACCTTTTATTAACTTTTTAAAAAATCAAATTATAGATCCAGGTATTGCAGGTGCTAGAACCATAGAACAATACTATGGTCTTCGTGATCAAATGGACAAACTATATAATAAGTTTTTGAAAAACGCTGATGGAGAAAGTCAAGCAGATATCTTAAACATGTATAAAGCGTGGGAGTCTGACATTGGTAATTTATCAAAGTCAGGTATACCTGAAGTAGAAAAACTATGGCGTGATTATGAAAAGTTTGTAAGCAATGGTATGATGATGTTTACAACAAAAGCAGGAAAAGCTGTAGCCGGTCCTGTAGAAAGATTTGGTATGGCTATCAACATAGATCCTGATCGTCAAGCAACAAACATATTTGAAACTGTAATTGATATATCTAGAAAAGATCCAGCAAATGCCGCTACAAATTTAGCTACAATGAAGAACATAGTTGGAGACAAAGCTTACTATGAAGGGTTGGGCATTTACTTAAATAAAGTATTTAATAATTCAATTGTACAAAAAGATGGTGCAGAATTATTTGATGGTGAGGCATTTAAACGTGCACTTGGTTTAGGAAAAGACAATCCTTTAAAAACATTATTTGAAAAAGCATTGCCTGGTCCACAAGTATCAAAGATAGTTGTGAGAGATGGACAAACTGGAGCCGTAAAAGAATTTGACAATGTTAATTTTAACGAAGGATTGAAAGGCATACAATATGAATTTGCACAAGGTATAACTGGTAAACAAGCAGCACAGTTACCAACACTAAAAGATTTAGATGATTTTGCAACAATCATGTCTGCAGCTGCAGCTAACGGCATACCAGAGATAAGCACTTTCATGGCACGTCGTGCAGTTATGGGTGGTATACGTTCTGGCATTGCTTCGGCATTGCCTACATCTGCATTGGGTATACAACAAAAAACAGTAGCAGCTGGTGCATTAAGTGCCTTTGGTGCTGGTTGGTTGATACCAGCAGCTTTGGCGTATGGTGTAAGATACATGGGTGGAATAATAACAAGCCCTCCTTCTCTTCGTGCCTACAGAAACATATTAGATGACACATTACCAGAACAAGTTAGATTTGCTAACTTTGTTCGTCTTGTAAGATTACGTCCTGAAGAATGGCAAGAGTTTGACCGTGAATTAGCAGAGATTGAAAAAGAACAAAGATATAAAGAACAAGTTGGCCAAACTATGGCACCGGCAAGAAGTGCACTAGAGATATTTGGCGAAGCTGGTAAAGATCTTTTAAATAAAGGTAAAGAAACTTTAGATAAAACTTATGGAACAGAGTCACCTGCATTAAATATATTAGACAGAATACAGAATCCTCCTAAACCAGATTCAAATTATTTTGCAGATGAAGTATCAAGTATTGGTTCTTCAATAATGCAAAACCCTAACATGAATCCTGCAGCTGCAGCTTCCTTGTACGAAGGAAACTTGGACCAGGCACTCGCTAATAGAGTGGCACCACGTATGGCAGCAAAAGGTGGTATAATATCTTTGGTAACTTAATGGAAAGAGGAAGAATAAAATATCAAGAAGGTAAAGATCCTGCAGGCACAAGTGATGGGTTTGTTAGTACAAGAACATATAGTGATCCTAGAGAAGAACTTTTACAAAGGGTAGGAAATTATGCTCTTCTTGCAACAGGCATAGCTGACAGGTTAAGAGTAGATCCAAACATGAGATCATATATGCCAGAAGCAAACAGGATATTAACTATACGACCTTACGAATTAGGATTACCAAATGCTTTTCCTACTTATGATGTAGGAGATAATAGATTCTATAGAGACGCTTTTATACCAGTAGGTGAAAGAGCAGGAATTAATTATGGATACGACTATGACGTTGATAGAGGAAATTTTGGATTAAGTTTTAATTTTAATACTCCTATGGATTTATTTGCTTTAAAGGAGTTAAAAGACTATTGATGAGCATACGAGATATTATGTGGATACTTGGTATATTTGTAGCACTTGGTGCTACATGGGGTATGACATCACAGCGTATTAATGCAATGGAACGTGATATTGATAGAATAGAAGAAGCACTTATTTTGTTTACAAAAATGGAAGCTAGAATAGCTGTTATAGAAAACGAGATAAAAAACATAAACAAAAAATTGGATAGATAATGAACTACGATAAATTACTTGAATCAATAAAAAAACACGAAGGCTATAAAAATCACGTTTACCTAGATACATTAGGCAAACGCACCGTGGGCGTTGGCCATCTGTGTGTAGAAGATTTTTGGGAAGACGGAAAAGAATACGAAGAAGATTTCTTAATGGACATATTAAAAAAAGATTTGCAACAGGCTATACGTCAAGCCGATTTAAAATGCGAAGGATTAAAGATAAGTGATGATGCAAAAATTATTATCATTGAAATGATTTTTCAGCTTGGGGGGACAGGAGTTTCCAAGTTTCGAAAAATGTGGCA